AGGCAGAGTAGTTTGAGTCCAATTGATACCATCATTAGAATATGCTGCTATGTCTGAAGATTGAGCAACAGCAACAAATCTACCATTACCATAGGTTACTGAAGACCAAAAAGAATTAGGTAGAGTAGTTTGAGTCCAATTGATGCCATCATTAGAATAAGAAGCTGTATTACTAAACAAATCAACCGCAACAAATCTACCATTGCCATAGGTCACTGAAGTCCAAAAAGCATTAGGTATCGTAGATTGAGTCCATATTATACCATCATTTGAATAAGCAGCTATATTTGAAACAGCAACAAATTTACCATTGCCATAGGTTACTGAACGCCAGTTAGCAGTAGCAGGTAAAGTATTCTGAATCCAATTTGGATTTGTATTTAAATTACTGGTTAATAAATCTGAACTGTTGATATCAGTGAGGTAAGCTGCTATGTTTGAATTAATATTAATAATAACAAATCTACCATTGCCATAGGTTACTGAAGACCAGTTAGCACCGCTTAAAGTAGCTTCAGTCCAATTGATGCCATCATTAGAATATGCTGCTTTGCTTGTTAATGCACCATTAGCAATAGCAACAAATCTACCATTACCATAGGTTACTAATGCCCATGTAGTACTAACAGGTAAAGTAGTTTGAGTCCAATTGATACCATCATTAGAATATGCTGCTATGTTTGAGCTATTAATAGCAACAAACCTACCATTACCATAGGTTACTGATGTCCATCTAGCAATATTAGATAAAATAGCTTGAGTCCAATTGATACCATCATTAGAATATGCTGCTATGTTTGAACCAGCACCAGCAGAATTAGTAACAACGACAAATCTACCATTGCCATAGGTTACTGAAGACCAAAGAGCACCAATAGGCAGAGTAGTTTGAGTCCAATTGATACCATCATTAGAATATGCTGCTATGTTTGAACCAGCACCCGCAATAGCAACAAATCTACCATTACCATAGGTTACTGAAACCCAGTTAACAGCAGCAGTTAAGGTAGCTCGAGTCCATGTTATACCATCATTTGAATATGCTGATATGTTTGAACCTCTAGCAACAGCAACAAATCTACCATTACCATAGGTTACTGATGTCCAGTTAGCAGTGGCAGGTAAAGTAGTTTGAGTCCAATTGATACCATCATTAGAATATGCTGCTACAGTTGAACCAACACCAGCAATAGCAACAAATCTACCATTGCCATAGGTCACTGATTGCCAGCTAACATTAGCAGGTAAGGTAGTTTGAATCCAGTTTGGATTTGTATTAAACGACATAATGTATTATGATATTCTTATTATTTTTCTATAGCTTCCTTGTAGCGGAGTTATAGATCCTGTACTAAGATTTACATTAAGAACAAAATTTACAGGTGATGCCGATGTGTTTACATATGTTTTAATAATAGCACTAGCACTTGTACCTGATGTAAGTGTTGTTGTGGCTGGTAAATTCAATACATTATTAAATGTTATTAATCCAGCGGCAGTAGTTGCTGCAGCATTTGGTGAAATACCAGCGGCTGCTGTCTGACTGTAATTGGAAGAAACGAGAGCAAGTTGATTATTTGCCGATAAAGAATATGTTACTGTTGTTGCATCATTAACCTGATAATACAGAACATATTCTATCTCATATTGAGATCCCGAAACAAGATAATCACTTACAGGAAATGCATTATAAAAATATGACATTCCTGTAGATATCGAAGAAGCTGTACTTTGTAAAGTAATGTATCGAGGTACACCCAATGCATATATTGGATTTGCTCCGCTCAATCCTACATAGACACCATTAGCGAAATTCATTGATAATGTATTTGAACCATTACCAATGTTGTTTACTGTATAACCATCTGATAAAATTACTTGATTACCATTTCCAAAATAATTTACAGAAGAGATGGAAGGAGCACTGAGCGATGTAGTAAATACAGCAACGGCTGAATTGTTTTGAACCCATGTATTGACTGATGTATTACCTCCACCGGAAATTCCGGTTAAATTACTACCATCCCCATAAAAGGCAACCGCACTTATGGAAGGAGCACTAACGGATGTAATAAAAGTAGCAATCGCTGAATTATTTTGAACCCACGTATTGACAGACGTACTACCTCCACCAGAAATTCCGGTTAGATTACTACCATCCCCATAAAAATTACCATGTATATTTGCTGAAGCACTTAAATTGTTTACATATGTATAATTTGATTGTGATGCGGTTATGTTTGAACCTAAGATAAATGTGTTTTCAAATGTTCCTGTATTATTTCCAGATCCACCCGCAACGAATGTTAGGCGACTTGAAGCAATATTATTGAATCCACCGCCAATTACTGAATATGACACAGTAGCTCTATTGCACCATCCACCACCTACGAACGTATAAAGACCGGACGCAGTATTTCCTCTACCACCAGCTACTGTAGCTATGTAACCTGAGGCTGTGTTTGCTCTACCTCCTGCTACAGTGGAACTTATACCAGTACCACAGTTTCCACTACCACCACCGACTGTAGCTTGTGTTGCTGTTGCACAGTTAGATTGACCACCAGCAACAGTAGCTATAAGACCTGTTGCTCTATTTGATAATCCACCACCTACAAAAGAACATGCTCCAGAAGCAGTATTTGTTCTGCCACCTACAATAGATGCATACACCCCAGAAGAAGTATTTGTTCCGAGCACCGGAGCAATTGAGTTTGTAGTATTTACTAATGTATAAGCAGTGCTAGATAATTTTGAATATCTTGTATCACCATCAGTGTATGGAATGAATTTATTACCTGTTATTTTAGAATCTGCTATTTCTACTATCCAAGAAGGATCAGAATAAGAACCTGTTGTATAAACACCATTTGTTACAGTTGTTGCATTTCCTGTTATATCTCCTGTTACATTTCCAGAAACGTTACCAACTAATGTTCCTTCAATGTTTGCTTGAAGAGTATCTATCTTGAATGTAGGATCTGTGGTAATAATAGCCGAAAGTGGCTCAGAAGTCATTCCACTAAAAAGCGTCCATTTATTTGCTAAATGATTCCTTACAAATCCAGTATGTTGATATAACCCATCGTCAAAAGCACCGATAAACCCTAAATCATATAAATTTCCAAGATTACCCTCACCGATATAAATTAATGGATCATTAACCGAAAAACTTTGTGTGTTAACAACATAGGACGAACCTTGTACAAATAAAGTACCATTGATGTTAACATCACCCGGCATAACTATCGAAGTAGGAAAACTCAGTTGTACAACACCATCGGTATTAACTGAATTAATTTGAAATATTGTACCATTTACTGCCGACACAGCAGCATATATTGAACTGTTTTTTGTAACATTTGTATAAATGTTTTGCCAATTACTAGAGATATTCTGATATGCAGTGGTTACTAAATTCCATTGATTAGAATCGCCACTCAATGCATATATGATGCCTTGAGATTTTAATTTATTAACATATGTGGTATCATTATCATCAGTTGTAATATTGGAACCAATAACAAATGAATTATCATGATTAACATTGTTGTTCTGACCACCCAAAACACCAGAATAATTTCCTAAATTAGTATTGTCTGTACCACCCAATATAACAGAATAAATTCCAAAAGAATTATTATTTCCTTTTGTAGGTTGTATAGAGTCGCTTCCTATTCCAAAATCATATACATCCGAGGGAATAATATTTAATACATATCCAGCCGAAAGACTTTTTGTTTGTGGCGTACTGTTTAAATTGTTTACTACAACTAATAAATCTTCTGGATTTAAAGAATTTGTTCTTGGTAATTCTGATATTTTGACACTCATTATCAAATATTTACCTAAAAACCCTATTAACCTTGTGTATTAATTTTTATGCTGGAGGCGCAGGAGCAGGTTCTGTTGCAGCAGGTGCTTCCGAAGCAGGAGCTTCACCTGCTTCTGGTGCAGCAGGTGCTTCTGGTGCAGGTTCTTCACCCCCTCCACCACCAGCACCGCCTCCAAATTCTGGAATTTCTGATGAAGAGCCACCACCGCCTCCACCACCAGAAGGTGCGCCCATAGCTTCAGATGCTGCGTTTTCTGCTGCTTCTATGTGATCTCTCCAGTTTGGTCCATTATTTTCGATTTTATTAAGTTCCCATCTGAGAGCCGCATCTTTTCTCTTCCATTCCATGTTTTCTCCGATCTTTTCATCGGAAAAGTCCAGATAATGACGTTGTGCAAAGGTATTGGAAATACCTTCATTGTTACTCATGTCATTGAAATTCTTTTGTTTTAATTCAAACAGATTTTGTTGTCTGAGAGCAAAGAAGTTGGAAGGTTCTGTGAAGTTAAAATTAAAATAACTCTCGTGTAATTTTAGTTCTTTCCACCATCCTCTGAGCTTAAGATGAGTAATGAAAGCGTTCTTAAGACCATCAGAAAAATGTTGTTGAATTCTTACAATAAATTTGGCAAAACGAAGCTCTTCTCTTAACATTTCAGAACCATCCTTGAATGGTTCGCTAGGATTAATTCGACTTACAGGTACTTTAAGACTCTTATAGAGCTTATTGACGAAATACATGAGATCTTCAAGCTCTCCGAGATTTGCACCACCATTCATCATTTCTACATCAGAACCAACTTCTCCGTTTCTTTTGGCAAACCAATAAGAATCAAGCATCGATTGTGGATTGTATTGATTGGCTGCACTTGGGTTTGAAGCATTGGAATTAAAAGTCTGTTTTGCCCAGTAATTTTGCATGAGTTGCTTGATATATGCTTCTGCCTTTGCAGGAGGCATGTTACCAACATCGATTTTGAATTTTAATCTTTCTGGAGCACGAACCAATCTATATATTATGATGGAATCTTCCAGAAGAGATAATTGTTTATAGGCTCTTCTCGAATTCTCAATAAAAGGAATGCGAATGGATTGATCTTCATTCCACATACCAGAGTTTATATAGGTGATCTGATTACCTTGAAGTGTAACAATCTGTTGTTGTAAAGAATTTACAGGACTTATCAAACTTTGATGTTGAGCAAGAGCAGAAGCAGGATCATTTGTCATGCTAATTGGTTTTTGGAACACAAAGTTCTGAATTACATTATTCTGAACATTATCATATATCGGATTAATAAGTTCTCCGGGTATGTTTAATACACCAATTATTCCCTTTTCTTTATTTTCATCATGAATAATATTTTCAAAAAATAATTCACCCTCTACTAATAATTGTCTGCAATAACTCCATCCCTTGTTTTCTAGATCGAAAACATTTATGAACTTATTAAATTCTTTTAAGATTTCGTTTCTTACTTCTTCATCCAAACCACAAAAATTTGAATATCTTAAATGAATTACCTTTCCATTTTCATCTTTACTAATAAACTCATCAGAAATTTCATCCAAACAATCGGAAATTTCTGCATAAGCTGCCATTCTTCTATATTCTGCCAAACGACGAACTTTGTCGGTATCAATATTGGCATAAATGAATCTATGATAGGCATGATCCGATACAAATGAACCCGGATTGTAATATTCCCCATATTCATTACGCATGAAAGGTCCGGTAAGAACGGACTGCTGCATAAGACTGAGTTCTTTCCTTTTGGAAAGTCTATCAAATAATTCATATTTAGAATTACCTACATCTGGAGTGACGGCTCCTGCTATATAGGGAAGTCTCTGTAGAATCTGCGATACGAAATTTCTACTAGAATCCGGTATTCTGTTAGATGTGGGTAAAAGGTCAGCCATGTCTATTATTTATCTTAAGATATTAACTATCAACTTTCTATTTTAAGGTTAACAAAGTTCTCTGTCAATATAAATTCTCCAAATTCTGTTATAAAGTCATAATAATTATTGTATTCTACCTGTGTCCAATCGGTAACATAAGAGTTATTTGCATCTATTACAAAGAAGGGAAGAAATCCATTTACCTCTGATACTTGGGGTATTTGTAGATCTAAAATATTCAAACTCATAAGACCAAAAGACCCTTTACTGTTTCTAAGAATAAAGGAAACATTGAATGTTTTGGTATCTGAATTATATGTTAACTTTGGATTTTCTAAAACAAACGAATGTTCACTTTCTCTCCAGCCTTCGGAATATGTGTAAACTAAGTTTATTTTCTTTAATAAAATTACGGAAACTTTTCCTGTAAAACAATCAAAAGATTTAAAAATTAAATTAAAATCAAAAGTATTATTTTGTACAAAAATACTAGGTTGTGTATAAAACAATTCTACAAAATATATTTTATTAGCAGTTTCGCTATACCAATAATCTGTTGTTGTATTTTTTCTTGTATTAAAAAGATTTAATTGATTATATGGTTTTATTTGTGAATTAGTGTCTATGTAAAACTTTTCAAAAATATATCCGCTTTTTGTTTCTAGAAAAATAACGTCATATATAACATCAAAACGATTTATTTTATTTGATGTTAATTCTGTGAAAAAAGAATTATTAATAGTTTGATATTTTAAATAAATTGATGACAATACTTCATGTGCAGGAGATACGTTATCGCTAAGATCTCTTAACCAAAGTTCACCGGGAATTTGTTTGTTATAATAACTGTTCATGATTATTCTAATGAAATTGATGGACTTCCGTTGTCTGGATTATCATAAGGACCTTCATAAGCAAGTGAATCTATATTTGTGCCCGTATTTATAGAAGTTAATCTTTCATTTTCAAAAGGATTTAGTAGCTTATAAGGACGGTATTTAGAGATTACTGTCTTAGGAGGTGGTGGAATAATAGGTCTTGCATCCCAATTAACTAATGCAGGTATTGTTTGATCTTTATTAATACTTTCAAACATATATAAAATATCATTATTTGGACCAAACATTCTTGTTCCCATTAAATGCATTTCTTGGAAGAAACCTGATAGAACACCAGATTCTGTTTGATCGAATATATTAGTCTCCATCTCAGGAGCTAATAAATTTAAATCAATATTAAATTTCTGAGGTTCACTAGATCCCATTGTATATACATTAACAACAATGTTTATTTTTTTGAAAATAGTATCTGTTAAATAGTAGGTGTGGATTTGTGGTATATAAAGAGGATCTCCACCTTCATCAATTGTTAATCTTTGATTTATTGTGGTTTCCTCATCTAATATATATTCTATGTTATAAACTTTATTAGAAACTGACACAGAAGAAGGAATTATGGATAAAGTAAAAGGAGCAAAGCCAGATAAGGTTTGGTTTGCTGAATCCAGAAAAACTATTTGATTATAATTCATTAATAATATTTAATGAAAAAGATTGGTTTATCAATATTTTAAGAAAATGCCGATCCAGCCATTGTAATCCAATTTGTTGAATCCGATTGAAGCCATGCCCATCTTCCATTGGCAGCAGCCGTTAAAATAGTATTACCAGCGGCTCCACCAGTAAAAGGAACTACATCGTTACTATTACTGGATATCGTAAAGTTTCCTGTAGCCTTTATGTATAACCATCTGCCAGTAAATGTAGATGCGGATGGAAGAATTAAAGTGGATGCAGATGTGCAGATAATACTGTTTGTACTTCTATTGGAAATATCGACTAGTACACCACCAGATGTGAATGGCACAAGAGTTTCAAATGGTCCATTTACAGAAACTACACCGTTTAGATTTGTAGTAGAATTTGAATTTCCAAGATTCAAGGAACCTGTTATTGCGCCTGTATGGATATTTGTAGTAGATGCGCTTGTGGTAGATCCTGTGTTAATATTAACATTAGCAGTTGTGGCAGTAGAACTATTAATGTTGGTTGCACCTGTGAGTGTTATTGCACTTCCGTTTATATTGGTTGCACCACTATTATTACCTAGTCCAAGAGCAGATGTATTTGTAGCAGTATTGATGTTGGTCGCAGCATTTCCTGAACCTGTGTTTATATTCACAGCAAAGTTTGTTGTGCTGTTTGCTGTGAATGTTCCATTAACATCTAAAACAGAAGTTGGAGTTGATTTATTAATACCAACGAATCCATTAGCCGAAAGGAACATTGTTGTGGAGGGATTGGATAATCCGGGGCCGTTACTATAAAATGCCAAGGATTCGTTTGGTCCGGTTCCGTTCCCTACACTTATTCTTCCTAAACCCTGAACATAATCTAATATTATACCATCACCACTAACACCTGAGTAATTACTATATATCCATATTCCAGCAGTATTAATATTTCCGGTTGTAGAAATATTATTTACATATGTAAAGTTTGGTTGTGAGGCGGTTAAATTACTACCAATAATAAATGAATTTGCTTGACTGTTCGTTGTATTATTTTGTCCACCAATAACGGCAGAATAATTTCCAGAAGCAGTATTACTACTACCTCCTAATACAGAAGAACGACTACCAGAAGCAGTATTGCCAATACCACCACCGACTATAGCATAATTTCCAGAAGAATTATTACTACCCCCACCCATGATAGTTGCACCATAATTAGATGCAGTATTGTTTTGACCGCCTCCTATGTTTGAACGTGTACCACTAGCAGTATTATTTCTACCACCACCTACAATCGAATTATTTCCAGATGCAGTATTGTTTTGACCACCAGCTACTGTACTATATGATCCACTTGCAGTATTGTTAAATCCTATCTGTAATCTTTGTGAACCACTAATAGACCCAACAACTGTGAGAGGGTTATTAGGCAGAAGTGTTCCCATACCAACCCAACCCGGACGAGCACTCTGTCCACAAACAATGAAGGCAGGATAACTAGAAACACCCCCCATAAAACTTCCACCATCATAAACTTCCATTACATTGTTTTCTCCAGTGTTTGATACAAACAATGCAGGAGATTGGTTGGAATTATTCGATAATACGATTTGGGTTGAACTAGTGACAAATACTTGTGTATCTAAGTATGTGAAATCTCTTAATACTGAAAGATTTCCTGTTATGGTTACATGACCATCAAATAATGATCCTCCGGTTACATGGAAAGCCGAAAGAGGATTTTCGGTAAAGATACCAGTTCTATTATTTAAGACATTTTTTGATCTATAGTTTGGTCCCACATATGGAGTCAAGGGATTTGGATAAACAGCATTAACTCCCGGATTTGTAGAAAGAGCAACTGTATTACTTGAAACTACAATACCAATGTTACCACCAAAAGCACTCAAGGCAATGTTTGGAGAGCCTACTGCTATACCAACAGAACCACCAAAAGCAGACAATCCACGACTAGGAGAAGATACCGAAGCACCGATATTATTACCCCAAGCAGAAAGAGCTATGTTTCTACTATAAAACTCACCAGCAACCACACCACCGTTTGCACTAATTGCACTATTAGGGGAAGCAACATCAAGTCCTATACGTCTTCCATAGGCACTAACGGCTCTTACAGTACTATAGATATCAGCACCAATAACGTTACCTAATGCAGAAATTGCTCTGACATCGGAATAAAATTCTCCACCTACAGATCTACCATAAGCACTGATGGCTCTCACAGGACTAAAAACATCAACACCAACTTGTCCTCCATAGGCACTAATAGATCTTACTGGACTATAGATATCAGCACCAATGACGTTACCTAATGCAGAAATTGCTCTGACATCGGAATAAAATTCTCCACCCACAAAACCACCATAAGCACTAACTGCTCTTCTTGATGAACCTACATCCAAACCTACTAAAGGTCCCCAAGCAGAAAGACCTGTGGAAGTAAAACTATATGCCTCTGCGCCCAAATATCCATTACTATAAAACAATCCACCACGAACACCAGCAAAAGCACATAAAGCAGTGTAATCACTATAAAGAAACGCAGCGAATGCACTTGCAGGAGCAGTGGCACTTAATGAACCACTTAAACAAAATTCTCCTAAAAATGGTTGTGGTTGGCTTGCTATGGGATCGTGTCCAGCATCAGGATTACTACCATTACCGTAGGTATGGTGATTACGTCTATGCCATTTTGTGTGAAATCTATTGCTCATATTATTCTCAAGTCTCCAATATTTGGGAACCGTTTATTACTAAAGGTCACTAATCTTGAATATATTAATATTTATACTGGAGGTATTACTTTTTCACAACACGATGAAACTGCTTCGCCCCATTTTTTGGTCGGAGCATAACTTACAGGAAAATTAGCTTCTAATTCTGCATATGTGATTGGATTTATACTACATATTCTCACAAGAGGTAATGTTAAGTTATAACAAGACATTGCTTTCCAAGACCAACAAAAATCAGAAGTACAAGTACTGTTATTTCCATCATTTACATTATAATTTGTTATATCGAGGAAAGTTGTTAAACTAGATACTGCATCATAGAACTTTACTAACTCCTTGTTTATAGTCTGAGGAACATGTAATTCATTTACACCAACACCAACATTTTCCAATTCAATGTTTTTATTGAAAGTAGGAAGTTCGTTCCTAGAAATAGGAGCTATAGCAAAGTAAGTGACTACATTTGTGGATGTTTGCTCTGTTGCAAGCACCAACTTAGCATTCAATGAATTTCTAAAAGTTTTCATATTCTGTGCAAGTCTTATGAAAGAACGGTTATAGTTTAAATCAGAAGAAAATTCATCTCTACTAACCATCAATTGATCTTTAGACCAATATGTTGTGGGAAGACCATCACCCACAGTATATGTTTCTAAAATATCTTGTACCTTGATTATATAAGTGTTTCCAAAGAATAGAAGTGATCTATTTGAAGTTTGTTTACCACCATTAAAAGTAATATCTGTTGGTAAATTTAGATTAGTTATGTAATATCCATCAACAGAATATTTGTAAATTGTTGAAGATGTTACTATATAGATAAAATCACCATTTTCATCAAAAATTATTTTGTTTATATCTATAGGCGATACTATCTGGTTTAAAGTAAATGATGAAAGGAATTCGTTGGATCTTTCCTCAAATATATAAACAGTATTTGATTCACATAATATGTATACATAATTGAAATGAGGATGAACTGCAATATTAACAGGTCTATCCGTATTAAATGTATCTATATAATATGTGAATCTCCATGCCAAATCAGAATTAAATTCTTTTACACAACGATTATTGTAATCTAATACATATATAATATTGTTAATATACACAATTTCAGAAGGAGAATTAAATTTATTTGTATCATCTTTAGATCCCAAACCACCACAAGTAAGTGATGGATTTATATCTGGTAATGTTTTATATAAATCTATCTCATATCTGAAAACTCTATTATTTGGTGGATCACAAATAAACATCATAGTTTCATTATTATCTACTTCTATTGATATTGGATTTATAAGAGTATTACCAAGATCAGAAAGACCCACAAGATCTATTTCAATTGGAATTTTTCCAGCAGAGAATGCTCTTAAGTTTTTTCCATCTAAAACAAATATATGATTTTTTGTTTCTTTCACATCTCTTAAATTTGAGAAATAAGATGTTCCTTGAGAAACTGCAAAATTTGGAAACGGATAATAGTTGGGATAAAAACTTTCAGTATGCCATTTAATTCCATCTGCCAATTCGAGTGTATTGCTACCTAACCAACCAAAATACACAGTCGGAGAATTTGTATTTAATGTTTTTAAATTATTTGATAGATAATCTATACATTCCTGTATTCTTGTGATTGATGTATTAAATATATCCGCATCACCAAATTCGTTAGGTTGTATTTCGATTTCAGTTTGAGTATATGGAATAGTGAGCTTTGCATTCTCTACTTTTCTAAGAGTATTCGGATCATATGTGTTCCAAGTGTTTGATACTATTATGGGAACACTGTTTTGGAAAACAGCAATTGTGTTATCAGTAAATACAGCACTATAATTTATATAATATGTTCCGGGTGTTGAGTATTGATACTTTAAAACCTCATCAAATGCACAGACTTTAGTAGATTCTTCAAAGTCTTCACCGAAATCTACAATATAAGCTGCTATATTATAATTATCCAAAATATAAGGTGTCTCAAATTCAACAAAAATATTATTTCCTGTTAATGTATAAACAGTTGAAATAAAGACTTGCGGAATAACTCCTGTTAAATTTGCATATATTGTTCTTGTTGGTGTAATAATATAATTGTTAACAGGATTCCAAAGATCTTTGTTGGGATAGTTGGGATAATCTACAAAAGTAGATGCTGGTATTTGTGTTATTATCTGAGCACTTGCTCCTATTGTTAAAACATTATTAACAATTTTACTAACAGTAAGCGGAAGTGCTGCATCGCCCACACTTAAATTAAACAAATCAAATGTTCCATTTACTGCTGGTACTGTTGTTTTTGCAGTCCAATATTCTGTTGATAATGTATAAACAACAGTACCACCTATTGGTTGCACTGGCGATTCAAATGTACTTGTAGATATTGTTTGTGTTATAGATATAGTGGTTTGTTTATCTAAAGTCAAAGAACTATTAACAGTTGTAAATGTAAATGTAGGGTTTCCGTAAGGAATTGTTCTGGGAGAACGATAAAAAGTTTTACTATTTATTAAGGAAGTATTGAATGGTATTGTTTTTGATGTTATGTAAAAAGGTAATTCCATTAATTCATTATCAACAGGAGCAATATAATAAATTCCATTGCGTTTTGGATATGATGTATTGTTAAAAGCTGATAATGAAATTTGCAAACCAGAAAAGGAAGAAAGATCAGAATAATAAGGAATATCTACCAGTTGTAAGAAAGAACTTACTGAAGTTAAATTAGTATAACTACTACCAAAACGATAATCGTACTGATCAAACATTGATTTATTTGAAGAAAGATAAAATGTTTGACTATTTGATTTTTTATTTTGATATGCAGTAGGAGCAAGTGCTAATGTATAATTTGAAGTATTTGCCAATGTTGCTTTTCTTCCATTATTCCAAAAATATTCAGGATATACAACAATATCAAGTGGTTTGGTAAATTCTTGATAATCGAATATATAAAACTTTACAGAACTTTGTGTATTATGAGCACTAACCCAACCCGGCGGGATTGCTTCCACAGAAGATAACGTAATGGTTGTTACAGAGGGATTTGATAATATGTATCTTAATTCAAGACCAGATAAAGCAGTTACTAATGGATAAAACGTAGAATTTACAGCCCAAAGTAAATTTGTTTTGTAAGCAGCACCAGAAATATCTTTATATGGTGTTAAAGTATAATCATTATATGGAAGATTAGGTCTAGTAATAACAGGTTCAAAATCTGTTCTTGTAGAAGCTAATGGAGTATCTTTATATTTTGTGTAATAAGTATAAAAATCTGCATTAAAAATTTTAGGTGAAGGAAAATCATCTACCTGAAAATCATATCTACCTTGTAATAAACCTTTGGGAGTATCGATATTAGCAATGAAAGAAACATTATGTATTGCTGGTGAAGTTTCAGCATAGTCTGGGATAAGCTTAACACTGATTGTGCTTATCGTTTGTGCTCTTGATGTTTGTCCGAATGGATAATATTCGGAAAATACATCATATGCACTTATTGGAAGCTCTGTATATAATGAATTAAAATCATATGTCCATGTCCAGTTCACCAATGTGTTTAAGGGTAGATCATACACTCTTCCTTTATACGGAACCGAAACGTCAAAAGCTATTGTTCTGACATAATTACGATTTTCTAATTTAACTTTAGGTATAACTAAAACTTTATTTTCTACAAAATAATCAAACAATGAAGGAACCGTAGACAAAGAAGCTGTTTCATTATATTTCTGTGAAGATAATGTTATTACAGTTGCTACAGGACCATATCCTGAAAGAACCACAGATGCTGTATTTAGTCCCCAAAGTATAGGTGTATTTTGCGTAATAGGTTGTATATAATTTCCACTTAAATCAACGGAATACATCCCCAATGATGGACTTAAAGGAGAAGCAGACCAAGTTATGTATGAATTTGTTAAATCTCTTGTAGGCCATGAAGATACTGAATTCAAAAATGAAGAATCAACTTCCATGTAATCAGCATATTCTTCTGTTTTTGTTATAAAAATGTTTTGTCCGGGATTATAAGGTAAAAGGGTTGGTGCTAAAGTTATTTGTGTTGATGTGAACGCATCGAGTTGTCCTGCCAGCGAAGATAAAGAAGGTCTTAAAACAAAAGAAATTTCTCCATTTGTTGTTACTGGATAAGAAATTAAAAAGTTAACTGCAGAAGATGCAGGTATCCAAGTAGGAGATGCTAGATTATATGGAATATTTAAATTTTTTCCATAATAACAACATAATGAATTGAAAATAGTTGGCGTATTGGTCAACGCATTAAATTTAATAAAATCTGATGGCATGTTTATATCAGAATAATCATAACCAATTATATTAAAGTTTGATCCTAAATAATTGTGCAATGTAACGGATGTTACAATTCCTGAATTTGTATATGTTGCCGAGAGTGTGGAAGCACAGAGAGAGAATGTAAGATCTGCTGTTTCTCTTGAGGACAAAGCATGATTTACAGTTGCTTTAAAGCCGTAATAATGTGGTGGATATTTCGTTTTCCATGTAACATTAGTAGCACCTGTAGGAACACCCAGATTTGCATTAGTTAGCTGCATGAATGTGGATTCCCATGTTTCATTGGATAGAGCAAATGTTGGACAATCAGCAATATAACTAAACCCTATGAAAGTATTTGGAATACCTGTCGTGTTGTTAACTATAGTAAGATTAGGAGTTTGATAAAAGTTACTATAATATTTTATATTTGTATTATTTAAATTTGCTACACTACTTAAAATACAATATCTAGCATCACTCAAAAAGTTATTTGTGTTGTCTTGTTTTAATTGAACAAGTTGAAAAGTTTGAATGTTATCTACAGTATTTTGAACAAGAATATAACTGCTTGTAAAACTTTTTTGTGTTTGAATTACTGTATCTGGTCTTCTCTGCGCCAAAACAAGATAATTTATTCTTGTACCATCATTAAAATAATAAGCATTATTGAATGAAACGAAAGTAGAATATGGTCTTAATTTACAGGAAGGAAGCAAGTACGGTGCTTGTTCGAGTATTGTTGAAGTATAATAAGGATTTTGGTTATTAGTAAAAGATACTATGGGAACTTCTACTCTGGTTCTAGATGCACATAGATTATATGTTATAGTAGAACTAGATACTACATAATTTTCTCTCTCAGGAGGATATTGTAAATATCTATACAATTCGTTTACGGAAGGCACGGCAGGTGCGCCTGTTGTAGAATAGAAAAAACTTTTGGCTTTTGTTATTTTTGTTGTTGTATTAAAACTCCATCCAGAGGCACTATAAGTAGGTTTTGTGGTGGGTTCTAATAACAATCTTCTTGGTAAGAATAAATAAGAATAATAAACTTTTCCTTCAGGAGCAAGCCCAAATTTTGCAGAATTTGTACTTGGTGTTGAATCAATATAAAAACTGTTTACAGTATATCCAATGTCATTTTTTATTCTATCAGAACTTATATTCCATTTAAAGGTTGTGGTATTTGTAGTTCCAATTATAGCCAAACCACCATCAGTAATAAAGGGACTACAATCAATGTATGAAAAATCTGCTAAACTGGTTGTTTCGTTGGTTGGATTTTCAAGATATCTAAAATAATTTGCAGCAGGAAACGGACCGTTATTAGGATTAACAATGTTAGCACATAATGCGATAGAATATGTTTCATTAGGCCATTCACCTTCTTGAGATATGTAAAACGCAGATAATGACATTTGTAATATTTAGATTAAAATTCTTATTTATCTACAAACAAAGAGACAAATCGTTTTAATTATTATTTTGATCTTCAATAATTTCTTCTATTAATGTTATTTTCTCAACATTGTTATCTGCACTTGTTGTTACAGGGCAATTTGTAATCGCACCCGTAGCTATTGGAAAAGATCCTATATCAACAGTATTGTTTTTTGTATATTTTGTTAAAATTTCGATAGACATACTTTTTAATTTTCTCTTATATTAGGTAATTGAATTGGAGGATTAAATTCAAAAACATGTTGTGATGAATTACTATATACTATTTGATCTACAGAAACACCAGCAATGCCACATCCTTGAGAAGATGCACTCAAACCTCCCAGATTAACGGAATAAACTGTTGGTATATCTTCAACAGTTCCATTTGTTTTAAATAAACCATAATTATTTCCAAATATATCAATTTTCCATTCGGTCATCACTCCTTTATCTACTAAAAGTTCTTTTTTACGATTCTCATACGAGGATGCTAAAAGTTCTTTTCTGAATGTTACGGGATATTTTTCCGGACTATCCCATACACTAGGATATATCGGATCCCAAAAAGCAAAATCATCATTTTGTCTACATAATCCCAATGTATTCTTCTTGGTTATTTCATATTTGGATTGATATGGTGTATACTTTTGATTGTTTAAAGTATCAACAATTGTTCCTGCAATTGTTGATGTGCTATATGATTTATACATCCACCTATTATCAACATAATCAACAACTACGGGTGAATACTGATCTTTTTTTGTAAGACCTCTGTTTCTTGATCCGTATTTTTCTACATTTAGAAACATTCTTTCCGCACTAATACTATCTATAAATGTTAATGTGTCACCATTAACATTAATCTCATAACCTCTTCCACGATAATTAGAAACTCCTAATTTTTCTGGTAATAAATATTCACCTGTTTGTTTATCGCTGACTGTTAATGAAACCAATGATGCGTTTGCAACTGTTGGATAATGAACATTAACTAAATTTAAATATGGTTCTGTTGCTTTTATGGCTACTGCTGTGTTAAATTGCACAAAAGTATTAGAACATCTGTTTTGAAAATACAAATCTTCAGTATATGTTAGAGGATTTCTGGCGAAATAATTGTATTTATTTGGTGTAAATAATGAATAACTTTCTAAAGTAATAGTACTAGGTTCGTGTGAACTATATGCAATAAAGTCGGAAACATTTCCTATTCTGAATAAATCATTTAAATTAGAAACACCCTCATAGAATATTATTTTATTCCATTGATAACTAGAAATAGAAACATCAAACGTGAGTGGTTGATTCCATATTAAGTTTGTATTTTTCTTTCTTTGATATTGAAGAAAATTTCCATTCTCTAACACCATTGGTGATACTGTAGGTTGATGTATCGGAAGATAATCATCTATAAACCTAACCTGACCACCATAAGACATATGACCTTTATAGAATTTATTATTTAAATTAGGATCAGGAATATTGTTGCTTATTGCCCAGAAAGGTTTGGCTCCAAATGAACGACCGATCCATTCTGAAGAATACGTGCTGGTGGAATAATCCCAACCATTTAATTTTGAATTAAATGCAAATGAAATGGAGGGCAATGAAAATGATGTGATAGCATCATATCCAACAAAATTTGCCACAGATCTATGAACATACACCAAATAATCACCGGGATAAAAATTCATATCACTGATTTCATATGTCTCTTTCCAATTTCCATCTGATCCTCTTATTGCTTTATACCATGTTGGATAAACAGCATTACAACTGAAATATGAAGCAAGTCTTTGGATAAAACTATTCACATCTCCATCGCTTAATGTTAAATATTTTTCTAAGTTAAAATAACTATTTGGTGATGCTATCTGCTGCATCACATCTGTAAAGTAAGAATTAGTTCCGACCGAAACCGGAATTATTTCTACTCCTTGTTGTTTTAATCTGTCTGCTTCTGGTAAAGCTTTTCCAATATCTAATGTTTCATAACCATCACTAAACAGCATTATAGTTTTTACAGCGTTTTCTTGAGGAAAATTTGTATTTGTAGAACGAGATCCTTCTGCTTCTATAATTGCATTCAAGTCAGAACACAACCCATAAAAATTTCTTGTTTTAGATTTTTTACTATTAGTTCCTACTTCTTGTGTTAAAAGTGATTCTGATATTTGAAAAGCTCCGTATATATCTGTTAATGAATCAGCAGCTAAATTTGTTGGAACGGAATCTATTGCAAAATTTAATATTGTAAGATCGGAAGTTAAATAAGTTTTTATGGTTGTGTTTTTATCAAAATATACTATTGAAATTTGTACTTCAGGGTTTGCTATTTTGTTAATTAATCCCTTTATAACTTTAATTGTAGTTTCTATAAAAGTTTTTTCAGAACCACTAGCATCAATTAATATTATTATATCACGAGATTTACAAGGATTGAATCTTGCTTGTAAATTTTTATAAGCATATGTTATTATTATATATGGTGTGACTCCAACATTATCTGTGCGAAGTGGTGTTCTATAATATGTATATCTTCTCCCGGTTTTTAGTATCATAGGTGTGCCAGTTCCTGTCTGCCACTTTCCACTTCCAAAACCAACACCAACATCACCTTCAACACCATCTAAACGATAATATGAAAATTGAGGACTTGTTAGTGGTCCAAAACCACGTGTATCTTTCCATGTATTTAATGCAAAGTCAGAACCCAAACCTTGAGGATCGGCAAACAAATAATCTGCCATCGAATTAAATTGTGTCAAGTTTGAACCCGAATGTCCTATTGGTGAATAATGAACAGATTTACATCTACATTGTTTCCAAGGATATAAGTTGTCTATTATTGGATTTGGATTTTGGTAATCTTGATCAGTATAATAATCTTTTGATCCACCTTTATTATACGGACAATCAACAGAATGTTTTCTATAAAAAATAACTTCATCTGCTGGTGTGTCTTCATCCATCCAAACAAAGGAAACAAACCCAGAATCTATTTTTGTTGATAATCCTGCTTGAATATTTCCATTTAAATACTCCGCACATTGTACTGCAGAAGTATCATATACATTTAAAGTAGATTGTATGTCTAATTCTTGAATAGACCCAGAACCAAGCCATGCAGCTTCTGTAGGTTCTGATGTTCTGGAATTCAATCTATAAATTATATCAGAATCACTAAGATCTGATCCAGCAACAGCACCCAACATATCACTAGAAACGGAAAGTTCTGAGAGAGCTACAGGAAGGCAAGTATCTTCTAAAACAGTTATTGGAATATTATCAGAAGGAGAAAAATTGTCGATAGGCCAATATATGTAATTAGCTCCTATGGATATGGGAATATCGGTAGAAGATAGTGCAAATAAGAAAGCTTGTTGTATCTCTCCTGATAAAGCATCACTATAAACATTATTTAATTGTTGATTATTTTGTTTTTTTGATATTATATCTGAATTTTCTGAAGAAGACCCTGCATGTGCTCCATCATAAACAAGTGTTGTGTTATTGATATATATTGGTAAAGATGCGGAATTTGGAAGTGTTGTTGTGTAATAATCTTTTAATATTTCTACTTTCTGTGCTTCTGTTAATTTTTGATAAACCAAATAATCAGAATCATCTATACTATGTGTTTCAAATGAAGTACCTTTAAAGGAAAGATTGAATCCGGGGTATGGGTATAAAAATTCTCTATATTCACCAGCATTTATAGTGAGTCTCATATTTCCTTGTGAATTTTCTACACGAGGACCCATCAACCATGCACCTTCTACAATTCCAGCTTGATCGGTGAATATAAGATCAGAATTTGTATAATCATCACCACCAGTAGCACTACATTTTACAAAATTAGAACTATTAATATCAATGGGATCATATATATTATTAAATATAGAATCATTTAAAACTCTATCACCACTAGGCCAATAGAACCAATTGTTTCCGGTTTGGAATGGTAAGGAAAAAACATAATCAGGGGTATCGGTCTCGCTTAATCGAACAGCTGTTAACCCGTATACAGTTTCACCCAAATATTTTTGGGATGCTGCTATTTGATTATAAATTGTTTGATATGATGTAGAAGAAAGTGCTGCCGTTGAAAGGGTTGGCACTTCCATGAGATATTGATTAAATAAACGAGAAAGCGGTGTATCTGCAACTCTAGAAAGAAATCTACTAGAAAGTATACCAATCAAGTCTTCTTCAGATATATTTTCAAATGGAATATCATTAAGAACCTGAGAAATATCCACATAATCAGTAATTGGAACAGATGGATCCGAATCATGGTATGATTGAGAATCATGCAATTCTTCCAATTCTATGAAAAAGTTACCATTTACAGAAGAAAGGGCGGGAAAAAATTGAGTAAGAGAAGAGATTGGTATTTGTGTTATATTGTTTTCTTTTGTGGTAAACCCGTTTAAAATATATTGATAGAGTAAAGTTTCTAATCCATTATTAGAACCTATCAAGTTATATCTTAATTTTGCGTTTTTTACCGATTCTCTCTTATAAGATAATATCTTAGATACTTCCTTAAGTTTTTTTACAAAATACGGAATGGCTATTGTTATTTCTTCATCATTAGTATAATCTAACTGCGATAGAAACAAATCCTTCTCATCTTTATTAAAAAGAAAACTCAAATCTTTTAATAATTGAATATAGTCTTGTTTTATCTGATTTGATACTGTTGTGGAAGATGATGCTATTTTATTCACAGCATACCACTCTTTTAAGTATTGGGTATATAATTGCACTGAAATATCAGGCGTAAGTGTTGTCTGATATTTTAACCAAGTCGGATAACTCAATGGAGAGCTTGTATTAATCGGTGCGGACATTGTATTATTAATATTTAATCTAAAAATGCAGCTTTCTAACTTTAAATAGGATAAACACAACTTCCATCATTTATATATGCATTTGGATTATAATTTAATGCGTTTGGATCCATACACCCATAAACGTTTTGACTACATAATAAAGGAACTTCAAAAGTGTTTGTAGCTGGACATGCATTATATACTAATCTACCAATTCCATCTTCTATATAAACCCAAGGAACATTGTTGTGACATTCACCAAACCCCCAATATTGTGTTCTAACATTTGGTGGAATAGCACATATGAGTTGTAAAGTCATAGATTCACTGCTATTACTAAGATTTAATCTAGGATATACATCAGAAGTTATTAAAAGTGTAGTGCTTCTATCTCCTCCATCACTCTGATTATTTAAATCAATAAGTCCTATGTTAATGTTATTAACAAGAAGATAAAATATAGCAGCATTACAACGATGTCTTTGAGGACAAGGACCTAATGTATTGCTAAATTTTACCGATATTTGCATTCCTACTATAAAACAATCAAAATATTCACACGAACCATCATCTATGTTTGCTTTTGGATCAAAATTCGTTGCTTTAGGATCCATACATCCATATATTATTTTTTCTTCGATTAATTCATATTTTCTCTTTTCTTCTTTAACACTAACATTACATTTAATCGGAGATTCGGTTGAAATTAAAAAATCTCCAGTAATCAAAGATTCTCCGCTTTGATAACTTGTTATATTTTCAATATTATTTGACATTCTTAATATATTTAGGTTTAAATTACCACTTACCTATAGGACACACAGAAGTATCTAATCTGAGCTTTGCTTGGGTTGAACAACCACATTTTTCACACTTTCCTGTATTAGCAAACGCAGAAGAATCCCAAAACTCACAAGACTCACATATTTTTAATCTCTCATTAAACATTTTTCTAGTAGCCACAGGCATACCTTCAAGTCCCCATTCTACAAGACTTTCAGTAAAACTTTTTGCTTTTTGTAACAAAGAAGGAGGTTTTGGTTCTTTTTCTATTTTAGGAGGATTCTCCAAAGATGAATTGACATATTTTAACCAAATGTCACACACAAAAGATTTGATTTCTTCGTCAGTTTTAATTTTATTACTCCAATATTTTAATAGATTATCGGGAGTTATCTTCTTGAATCCCTTGTCTATCCACCTCTGACGGTTTTTAGGTCTTAACTGTAATGTAACAAAATACATTATAATTCTTAATTGTTTGTCTGTTATATCACACATATCTTTATCTATTTAATAATATTACTAGACAATCAATACTTTATGTTATAAATAATAAACATGGATACATTTTCTTCAGACTCTATAAGAAACCAAACAGGCATGGTTGCTAGTAATGCACGAACCTTTTCAAGAAACATAGAGATTCCTATAAAGATTGTAAACAAGAAAAAGATCGGTTCAAAACAAAAAAAACAAATAAAAGAAATATCCAATCTTATCCTTAAACTAGCAGAGACTTTGAATAAAGTAGCTTGACATAAAACCAAATAGCAGTATCATGGGTCTATGAAAATACAATTCATAGCAACCTCCAGAGAACTTCTTGATATACTGGACAGTAAACCTCATCCAGCAAATAGGATACTACCTGAATGGGTTGCTAAAATGCCTTCGTATGCAGGAGGTAAACAAGGAGTAGATGACAATGCAGATCCTAACAGCACCATTAAAAAATGTATGCCTGTAATTGATTCTATGACTGCTGGATATTATATGCCATTGTTCTGTGATCTTTGGATTGAAAGAAAGGATCATATATCTTTTAAGTGGTCAATGGATACACTTCCATTGATAACTGCACAAAATCCAGATCGATATACCGAATATCCTATTCCAGAGGGATATCACCAAATGGCTTTTAAGTTCAATAATCCTTGGATTATTAAAACACCACCCGGTTGGTCGTGTTTATTTACTCATCCTCTTAATTATGATGATCTTCCTTTTAGATGTATTCCTGCAATTGTTAGTACAGATAAGTTTCCTGCGCCTGTTCATTTCCCATTCTTTTTAAAGGAAGGATTTCAGGGATTGATTGAAAAGGGAACTCCTTTGGTTCAGGTTATTCCTTTCAAAAGAGAAACATTCAAATCTGAATTTTCTTATGATAAAGGAGAAAAGCTTTCCAAAATTTGGAAGAGAGCAGAAAGTGTCTTCTTCGGAAGATATGTTAAATTCTTTAGGGAAACATCGAAATATACAGAGGGTTCACTGAAAACAGAATCTAAATGCCCCTTTGCAAATATGTTCGGAGGGAGTAAATAAAACATATGCAACAAACATTAACAATGATTCACGAAACCAAGTATCCGTCCGGTACTTCTTATGCAAAGAGAGAAGCTGCTATAAATAATGATCTCATTTCAATTCAAAATACATTGAGAACTCGTGGCTTTTATATGCTTGGGCACGATGTCACATCAAAAACCGATACAAAGGCAGTTATCAAAGTACTTTACAGATAAAAACCTATGGCTGGCAAAGGAGATCGACCAAGAATTGGAGATAGAAAAGCATTCAATCAGAATCATGATGCTATTAAATTTCCAAATAAAAAAAACTCCGATGGTTTTGTAAAACTCAAAGGAAAAATTACTAAAAAGTATTAATCGTGAGTGGTAAAAAACCAATTATATATTATTTTTGGCTTACTTATTATGTTTTAAGAAACATACACCATATAATATATCTATATCTCTATAGAGAGATATTATATTTACGTTTAATTATATTCCATATTTTCGGATTATAATATCTTATATAAGATATAAGATTAATATTAAAAAGATAATCAGTATTTAATTACTGATAAGTATTAATAGGTTCGATGAGTGCCTATTTTCCAATTAAAATCAGAGGGAAAGATTACATTGTAATCCAGAAAGGCAACCTCATCGAATTAGAATATAAAGAAGATAGTGATAAGGATGTTCCTGAAAGAGAATCCGAGATTATCATCATGTATTTGATGGATGAAGGTTTCATCAAATAATACTAGACATATCATTATTTTGAAATATACTATACTCCTATGTACAAAGTAAAATACATCCTTGCAACTTTATTGGTAAAATTTAATTTATTGTTTACTAAGAAGAATTCTAACAGATATTACAGATACACATTCCTCTTAGAGGATATTCAAGACGAAAAAAACCACGAAACCATATGCAAACAAATGAAGAAAAATTGGATTTAGAATGGTATAGGAAATACAGGGCAGAATTCCTAAAACTTCAGCCCGTGAACACTTTTAATGAAAAGAAACATAAAAAATCTAGAAGAGCAAATCAAAAGTCATATAACAAATGAAGAGCTTAAAGAGAAGTTAAAAAAACTTAAATTAAAAATAAAAAAGAAAGATAGTGTTAAAAACTATGTTCTTGAGCCTTTTTATAATTCTTTTGTTCCTTTTATTATAGATCAATACAAAAGATATAGCGATCAACCCAGAAAGGAAAGATATATAACAGACAATAAAGCAGAGTTTATGAAAAAATATATTAATATTATTTCAAATAATATCATGGACGATTATAATGATAAGAAAATAGATAAACAATCCTTCATAACGGCTATGAAAACTATGCTGGATATTAAAAAGGACTTTTGGGTTTTATAACTTGACAACAAGGTTTGTCGTTCTATAATATTATTATGAATGGTTTTAGTAAAAACACAATGGCTGAAATCATAGAAGGCTATGGTGAGATCAAACCAACCGATATGTCCGAATATCTAGAGCAATTAGATCATATCGAAGAGATTGTCCCAGACACCTTTCAGCCTGTACAACAGAAAATTGTTGTGCAAAAAGAAGAAGACAATCCATTCACCAACACTATAAAAAATAAATTAGGAATTAAATGATTATGATAAAAGACATATTATTAGTATTAACATCAAACATAACATCAATATCTTGTTCTGTGGGAGCTTCTTTTCTTGCATATAACCATATATCCGGATGGGGTTGGTTTTTATTTGTAGCTTGTATAACCGTAGTAACCCCAAGAATAACAGCAGAGGTTAAAAATAAAAAAGAAGACAAAGTAGAATTACTAGTAGAATGATAGGATTAGACGAAGAAACTTTAAAACGAATAGAAGAAGATCTTGAAAGAGATTTTGCACCTGTTCGTGAACGGATACAAAAGGCTTTGAACAAGGTTCCAAAACTTATAACATTCAAAGAAGCACAAGAGCAGATAAATAAATTTAAATATGAACACAAACATTAACCCTTCTGTATTGGGAGAAATTATAGGAAATTGTCCAAAAATAAACGAAAAAGTATCTTACCTCGAAAGCGATAGTGTAAAGGCAATAGAGGAAGTCATGAACAATAATGAGTTGACCGAAGAACAAAAATCAACGATCATTTCATATATAAAAACTTCCAAAAAAGATAACTTTATAAAACCTACCATTAATATTTTAAACGAAAATTTGGTTTAAAAATAATATTGACATTATCAATTATATAATCTATTATTGAATAATGAAATCCTACCAACGAAAAACTTTTATTATTGTGAATGGTGAACAGATAGATACGACAAAAGTTGAGTTTCTTAATATAGAAGAAGATATTTCAGGTAGGGATTTGATGACTTTTGTTTATGAGGGTAAAACCTATCAAAGTTTTGTTTTAATTAAATGAAATATCATATAGATACAGAAACAGCAGACAATATCTGTAAGGATGTATTAAGGAATACCATTAAACAATTAAAACAAAATATACAAAAAAATAAAAAACAAATCAAAGCAAAAGGTTCAACCGAACATCTTGCTTGGCTTGAAGACATTGCATGGGATGAAAAATATCTCGAAGCAGCAAAAGTATTATACCAATATTTTGAATGTAAAATAAAATGAATGAACAAGAAAACTTTGAAATCGTTCCCATTATAGAGATAGGAACCGCATATGATTCTGAAGGAGAAAAACAGGACATTATAACTTGTAAATTTCTTGACGGAGAGCTTACAGCACCGATGGTTGTGGCTATATGTTTGGGAGTCATAGATACCTTTGTAAAAAAGGTAGATGAAAATTATCAAATAGAAATAGAAGATGCCATCTTCTCCACCCTCAATGAAGAGAGGGACAGAAGACATGACTATATTGATGGTATTGATTATGGAGACGATGAAGAATAAAATTATTCGTCATTTGCTTATTAACTTGCAAGAGTATTTGTATACTACAATATCTCTAACTGTTATCATATATACTATATTAGAACTTAAAAAATATATATGATAGAAGTCAAAAAGGTAATCACTGTAGATTGGGATGATACTCTTTTTGAAGATCCAGCATACATGTCATATGGACTTTGGATTCCAGCAGCAACCGGAGCACAACCAATAGAACGTATTCATGATTATATAAAAAAGAAATCGGATGAAGGGTTTGAAATTCATGTGGTTTCATTCAGGGAAGAAAAAGATAAACAGGAAATGATTGATTTGGCAGGTCTGTACAATCTTCCTATAAAAACTTTTATATGCACTTCTGGAAAATCAAAAACATCCTTTCTTAAAAAACTAGGAAGTCAACTTCACATCGATGATAACGTAGAAGTTTTGGTTTTAGCCAAACAAGCGGATATTGATGGTTTACTGGTCGATCACAACCAACAAGACATAAACTGTACGGCAACTCTTTTTGATAAAATTTAATTGTTGACTTTATGTTAAAATGTTTTATCCTTGGTAAAACATATGACAAAAAAATCATTTACAAAGATTATCCTAAACCTTCAACTTGCTCGTAAGAGGTCTCGTGATCTTTATAAACTTGGAATTGATCTCATGCAATATGATGAGAGCTATGAACATGTTATTGATGAACTCTTCAGAGCAGCTTTTATAATAAAACTCAAGCATGAAAACATTAATTTCCATACAATTCAATGACAACAAATATTTCATTAGTTTGAAAAAAGCTACTTCTGCTTGGGATTTGGATTACTATAATTGCAAAGCAGGGGGTTTCAAAATAGAATATAAACTTCCAAAATGGAAAACTTTAGGTCCAGAATATAAAGATTTTGCCGATCTTTATTTCCGAAAAGTATTTAAGAAAAGAAAGAAATACAATATTCCTCCGGTCGCACTTGAAGTTCCGTCTATGTATAGAAGAGAGGATATCTGTGAGGAAGCAACCGAAAACATGGAAAAGATTCACAAAATGAATCAAGAGGTATATTCTAGAATACGGGAAATTGCGAAAAACATACCCGAAACCGAATTCAGAAAATTAGGATCATGAAACACGTAGAACCAGAGCTATATAAACCTCTTGACACCTCCTCCTAAAGCATATAGAATACAACAATTATGAAACTCGCATCTCTTGAAGTAATCAAGTCTATTAAGGAACACCCGAATGCTGATTCGTTAGAAATCGCTCAGGTTTTAGGTTGGCAGACTATTGTAAAGAAGGGAGAGTTCAAGGAAGGGGATAAGATTATCTTCATTGTGATTGATACCATTCTTCCCAAGGCTCCTTGGTCTGATTTTCTTGCTGATAAAAAAGATCCTGAGAAGCCTATTAGACTCAGAACAATTAAATTGAGAGGGCAGCATTCTCAGGGACTTGTCCTTCCATTATCTGTTCTCTATGGTAATACCTTTGCTGCCTCTACTTGGCAGATTGGTGCTGATGTGGGTGCAGAGCTTGGTGTTAAGCGATATGCTAAGGAGCTACCAGCTTCATTATCAGGCGAAATTGTAGGTACATTTCCTACCTACATGGTGTCTAAAACTGATGAAGACAATGGTCTTTCTAACCCTGAGCTTGTAGCTGAAGTTCTAAAATATCCTATTACCATAACAGGTAAAATGGATGGTTCGAGTTGCACAATTATTATCAAAGATGGTAAGATTGATCAGGTGTGTTCTCGAAATCTTTCTCTCAAGGAATCCGACACCAATGCATTTTGGAAGGCAGCAAAAAAACTGAACATCCCCGAAGGCTTCAATGGTATCATACAAGGTGAAGTCTGTGGTGTAGGGATTAATGGAAATGTTCATAATATTCCAGAACCAACACTGTTTGTGTTTCAGATTCGCACTCAAGATATATATATGACATATCATAATATGGAGCAGTTTTGTCAGCAGAATCTAAACTGCAATGTTGTTCCTCTTATTGTCCATTCTGTTAGTGGAGAAGATCTTGATAGTCTTATCGAACTTGCTGATGAGCAAAGGACTAGCGAGGGACTTCCAGCAGAAGGTATTGTGATTCGACCATCGGATTATAGAGCTTCGGGTATAGGTAGACCTTTAGGGTTTAAGATTATCAATAGAAATTACAGAGATTGAATGTAAATATTAGTATGAATAATACTACTAATAATCTTCCTACATTTATTAAGAATAGAAAATATACACTCAACGTAAATTACTTTTCAGCCATAGATTCTGCCGAAAAAGCATACTGGTTGGGCTTCTTGTATGCAGATGGATGTGTACATAAAAATAATCTTATTATAGGATTACAGAAAAATGATAAAGATCATTTGTTAAAATTTGCAAAAGAAATAGAAAGAAATACTGATAAACTATACTATAATAGTAAAACAAAAAGCTATACCTTAACAGTATGTAGTTGTGAATTGGTAAATCGATTAATTGAATTGGGTTGTGTTCCTAAGAAATCTTTAATTTTAAAATATCCATCAGAGCAACAGCTACCAAAGGAATATAATTCACACTTTATAAGAGGTTATTTTGATGGAGATGGATCTATTACACATATGAATGGTGGCAGTAATGCTGAAATATGTATAGTAGGAACACTCGAATTCTTAACCAGTATTTCTAAATTCTTAGAAAAAGAAGGTGTATTATTCAATATTTATAAACATAAAAACGCAAAATCATATTACATAAGTTTTGCATCCAGAAATAGTGTCGATGCCTTTTTTAATTTTATATATAATAATAGTAACATTAGACTTGAACGAAAATATAACAAATTTAAAAGTTTTTTTGAAATATCTGAAAATCTAAAAAACAAAAGATGGCTGAATTCTAAAAAACGATATTTTGACAAGAGAAGAAATTCGTGGATAGTTTGTTTTAATCATAATAAAAAAAGAATTAGAACAATGGGTTCATATAAAACTGAAAAAGAAGCAATTGATAAAATCAATGAATATGCTCTTGCTAATGGATTGCCTTTTATCACTTGACAATTTTTTAAAAATACAATACAATAAAAACATGAGTCCAGATTTAGAAAAACAACTTGTAGAAAAATATCCAAACATTTTCACGGATTACAAAGGTGATCCGATTGAAACTTGTATGGCATGGGGTTGTGAACACGATGATGGCTGGTTTAATCTTCTCGACAATCTTTGTGCATACATAGAAGAATGTGTTCGTTATCGATCCAAATACAAAGCCAATGATCAATATGTTCCCAAAGAAGGAGAACTAGATAAATGGGGATATCTGGATATCCCTTATCCTAAAGTTATTTTCACACAAGTAAAAGAAAAATTTGCAGGACTGCGTATTTATTTTCATCTGGTTGATGTTGCCACTGAGGAGCAATTAGCCAAGATTGATTTTGATTCCTATCAAAAGGCTCGTGAATTTATCTGGCAATCCGTAAGCGGTGCTATTGAATTTACAGAATTTCTATCACACAAAACCTGTGAATTCTGTGGTAACAAAGGTCGTGTTTACCGTGATGGTTGGTTTAAAACACTTTGTCCCGAATGTGCAAAGAAACAAAATCGAGACGATTCTCACATAACCGAATTGCCATGAAACATCCCGCCGAACTATCATTTGAAGAATCTTGTAAACTGGAATTAAAACTAGTTGAACAGGAAGCAATTATAAAAGCCCTGAGAGAGCAGGTTCTTTATTGGAGAAATCTCATGAAGGAGTTCTGTGATAACATGGATGATGCTCTTATCGAAGAACATAAAGGAATTCCTTTTAGTGCCTTGGATAAGGACGGAAAATTTAAAAATATAAATTGCAATAAGCAATAATCCCCATAAAAAAATATTGACACTGATCAAAAAACATATAGACTATAAAAATATGAAGTACCAAATCCGAAAAGTAGAAGAAATCACTATTTGGCAAGCAACCGAAGTTGCAGAACTTGATCCAGAGTGGTTTAAAACCCTTGAAGCAAACCCCTACACTGGTGATAGTGAGGAGGATTTCCTAAAGTATATTCAAGAGTTTATTAATACTTGCCGTTGGGATGGATTCCCCGATGACCTTGATGGTGAGGCAGCAGACGAACTCGACAAGATGATTGAGAACGTCAAATGGACAGAGTATGCCAATTCCTGCGAGAAGGGCGAGTCTTCTTGGTATCAGAGTGGCGAGAAGAACGAGGAGTATCGCAAAACTGGTGGGTTCAAAGTTAATTTTGATGTTGAAAACTAAATGAAAAAAATAGTAATCAATAAATGTCATGGAGGCTTTGGTCTTTCCCCAAAGGGATTGAAGCGTTGGGCAGAACTTAATGGACAGGAATGTTATTTCTTTAAAAACTCATTTTCTTCTGAGAAGAATACTCCTCTTAGTCTTGAAGAGGCTACAAAGGAAAGAGTCTTCTGGACTGCTTTCAATATTCCTAATCCAGAGGAGCTTATTCCCGATCAAAGCAACTGGCACGAGTTGACTGATGAGGAGAAGACGAAATCCAATGAAGAGTATAACAAGTATTCTCTTTGTGCCAGAAGTATTAAGAGAGATGATCCTAATCTGATTAAGGTTATCAAGGAACTCAAGAAGGAAGCCAACGGATTTGCCGCTGATTTAAAAGTAGTATCTATTCCGGATGATGTTGATTGGGAAATAGAGGAATATGATGGTTTGGAGTGGGTACAACGTAAAACTGAAAAGTGGTATTAATCTTCAATATGACCAACAGACCAAATTTAACAGAAGAAGAGAAAGAGCATTACAATAAGGTTGCTATGGATATGATTCATAACAAAACTCCTAGAACAGATAAAGCTGAACCACAAATTCGATTTATTAAAAGTGGTTGGGTTAGATCAGATTTTGCAAGAGAACTGG